CAAAGATGAGTTATCTTCAATATGCTCCTAAAGTCTTCAAAATGCTCTATGGAGGAGAGATGAGTTCAACTGCTACAATAGTTGCTGATAAAGTTGTAGTTCCGTTGCATTCTTTCGTTGAGGAAAAAGAACCTAGTATTACAAATACATCCACCACTGTTCAATTACATGGTGAAGTGTATCCCATTGCCGAGGATTTGGGAGTGTATTTACATAGGGGCTCAGTGAAAGCGCAACGTGCTTGGATTATGCGACCACCTAAAGATGAGTTGGTTATGCAAATGGGTTTTACGGACCCCAAGCAGGTTGAGCCAGCCTTTGGTGTTGGTTTTTGTTCGGCTAAGGGCTTGTATGATGCGCCAACTGAGTTTGGTGACTGCGGAGGCCCCGTGATTTCATGTGTTGATGGTGCGTTAGTTGGATTTCATATTGCTGGATCCACAATGATAAATCGATTTATTCCGATGTCTGCGGAGCTAGCGGCTAGGTTAAAGTCTACAGAGACTTCCCTGGCTGCGTTGGATTTTCCCTAGAGCCCCCTCTCCCTTCCACACTTGTTGAAGTGGGAAAGGAGTTTTGGGGGCGATATCCAGAAGCCTTTCAAAGAGGTTTCTCTAGTGAAGCGGAGTTGGGCCCATTGCATGTAAAGTATTTAAGTGAACAGTATTTCCCAATAGTTGGGAGTATACCTAAGCGTTTTTGTGCGAAAAATCGGCGTCATATGGACGTGTTGGTTGCACAGTTTGAGAATGCGAAAGACCATGAGGTTGATCGTTGTGCTTGGGGGCTTCCTGTTCCAAATAAGGAAGCAGCTTATATATCTTTAGCTAAGTATGCAAAAGGGAATAAAGCATTAACACCAAAGCAGGTGTATGCGTTGAATAAAGCATCGGAGTGGGTTGAACATACATTTGGACCACACATGAATAATTCCAGGGTGAAGACTGTGTCCGAAGTCAGGGTTGGTTTGAATAAAACAAGCAGCCCGGGTTTCCCCTGGACACAAAAATACGCTACAAAGCGTGACATGATTGATACCATGGGAGAGGATGGTTTTGATCAATATATGGAGGACGATTGGGTGCGGTTAACAACTGAGGAGTATGTTGCCGTGTTTGGAAATTCTTTAAAAGAAGAAGTCCGCCCAGCTGACAAAATAGCGTCTAATTCACAAAGGACGTTTACGGCTGGACCCGTTGAGATGACTGTTCATGGAAATCGCCTATTTGAAGCCATGAATGAGAAGTTTTATGCTTCCCATCTTAAGACGCCGAGCGTGGTTGGTTTTTCCCCATTGAAGGGTGGCTGGAATGAGCTTTATCGCAAATTGCGACGCCACAGAAATGGTTTTGCTCTTGACGAATCGCAGTATGATTCTTCGCTTCGCAATTATTTAATGTGGAGCATTGCTGCGTTTCGTTGGCGGATGCTACGTTTAGAAGATCAGACCCCTGATAATTTAATTCGAGTCCGTGTTTATTATCGAAATTTGATTAACACGTTGATTATAACATCAGAGGGTGTTTTTGTTATGAAAACAACCGGTAATCCAAGTGGATCGGTTAATACAATATCTGATAACACGTTGATCCTTTATCTATTACTTGCGTATGGATGGATAATGGTGAGTCCAGATGAATGTTGCACCTATAAAGCGTTTGATGAAAATCTTGCGTTAGCTCTATGTGGTGATGACAATACCTGGACTGTGTCAGACGAAGCAGTTAAATACTTCAATGCTCGAAAATTGATTGAAGTTTGGGCAATGTTAGGAATCACAACAACAACTGATTCCCTTGACCCACGTCCCGTAGAGGAGTTAGATTTTTTATCTGCGCATACAGTTTTTAAAGATGGTGTTGCAATACCCCTGTATGCACGAGATAAATTGCTCACATCTCTTCTCTATTCACGCGATCCGGATAATCCATCCTTTACACTTTTGCGTGCTGGTGCGTTATTACGTGTCAGTTATGCAGATCCTGCAATGGTTGGTTATTTACGGGAGCTTATTTCTTGGTTAGTGGAGCAGTATGGTACTGTTCTGGCTGATAGTCCAGAATGGAGGTCTGCATTTCGACAGATCCCAACCGAGAATGAACTTCGTTCTCTTTTTCTTGGTGAGGCAACCGGTGAGATTCCGATGTATCCTCAGAGCTTATTAGGGTGTGTAAATATGAACCTAATAAAAAGAGAGCCCGATATGCAGTATCAGGCTTTAGCTCAGAGACCAAAAAGACAACGTCAATTTAAAAAGAAAGCCCCTCAACTTCCTTCAAGGGGTACACGTAGCTATTCTGTGGCACGTGCACGTTTGGCCGGAAGGCCAGCGCCTCCCCCTAGGGGTAGGCGTCCGCGTCAACGACGTCGGCGTGGTGGAAGGAAACAAGGCCGATCTGGTCTTGCCGGTGGTGGGGGGCGTGGGCGCAATCCTATGTTGCGTCCTTTTCCAAGTGGTAATCGATCACGTTCTTACCGTACTTGTACGGTAGAGAATGATGAATATATTGGTGAAATTGCTGGCACAAATGGTGCTGGACCAACTGTGACTTCTTTTGCTGTTAATCCAGGACAAGCAGCTACTTTCCCTTGGCTTTCTACACAGGCAGCCCAGTGGGAAAAGTATAGATTTGATTATTTATGTTTTTATTATAAACCGGAAGTCAGTGGTTTTGCTACTGAGGGTCAGACTGGAAAAGTTATTTTCTCTGTGGATTATGATGCAGCTGATCCCGCCCCAACAACGAAGCAAGAGGCTGAGGATACTGATCCTCATGTTGATGGTATGCCTTATGAGGATATTTCACTTTGCCTTGATCCTTATCAGATGTATAGTACATCTGACGCGAAGTACGTTCGTATTGCTGGTTTACCTGGTGGTACTGATATTAAAACGTACGATTGCGGAAATTTAAATGTTTTGACCACGAATAACGGTGCTACCAATGCAATTGGGGAATTGCATGTGAAGTATGCCGTCACTTTTAGTGTACCTGTTTTAGAAGCCACTAAAAATGCTGCACCTTTGAATAATCAGGTGTCACTTTTTGAGAGTGTTGGAAATGAATCATCTGGTCTAACGACCGTTGCGAAAAATATAGCATTAGCCACACCAATTGTAAATGGTATTGTAGCGGTGAATACTGCTGGTTCTTTTGTTTTGCCTGCGGGTAATTATCTTGTTGATTATGATATCCAAGTAGTTCAGAGTGCAACCGCTGATGCTTTATCAACCAAAGCTGATATGCAGGTTGGTGGTGTGTCAGTTTGGACAGCTGGTGATGTGCCTTTTGCTTCTTCTACTGGTGGAGGCACTAATACCCCAGCAGTTAGTTTATCTGGTTCTAATTTTGTGGCTAGTACTGG